GTTAGGCCCACAAGGAGAACCGCACGACGGCGCCGCAGGGCGCCATGTCTCGATGAGGTGCCCTTCGCGGGCGATCAGCTCGCAGCGGTGCTCGCCCATGCGCGGGTAGAGCTTGTCCGCCAGCCGGCGCACCGCGGCCTCGCTGCTCATCGTGTTGCTGCCGGACTGCCCGCCCACGCGCTGCGTGGTCCACGCCTGGTTGCGGTGGCGCACGGTGATCGTCAGGCTCGTCGGGGCGGGCATCGGCGCCGGGGTGCCGGCCGGCGCGCTCACCGGCCGGCTCCCCACCGCCGGCCCTCGTCGGCGGGGCCGGCCGCGGCGCAGGCGTCCTCCTCGGCTGCCGCCTCGATCGCCTGCTCGGCCTGCTCGCGGTGCGAGATCTCGCGTTGCAGGTACCAGGCCGCCTTGCGCAGGTCTTGCAGCGCGGGGCCCTTGCGGCCGGCGCGGGCGATGTACTTCACGGTGTTGCCCAGGCAGAAACCGAGGTCCCACGCCTCGATCACCTTGATGGCTTCGTAGGGGTTGGCCCCGCCGCCGTAGTGGGCGGGGTGGTGCACGGCTTCGGCCGTGGGCTGGGGGTGCGGAGTCGTCATGGCTTGCGTCCTCACTTCCGGTCGGCCTGGCCGGCGCTGCCGCCGGCGGGCCAGAGGCTGGGCAGCGCCTCGCGCAGCAGCTGCTCGTGGAGCTCGGCGCGCAGCTCGCTCTCCAGGCAGCGGCCGGCGTGCTCGAGGCCTTTCACCAGCGCGGCGGCGTGCACGGCGGCCGGCGGCGGGGGCGCGCAGCGGATGCGCACCGCCAGCGTCACGCGCCCGTCCAGCCGCCCCGCGGCCTGGCGCAGCACGGTGGCGAGGCGCTCGCGCCAGCCTGCGGGCGGGGTGTTGCACTGCACGTGCAGGAACAGGCGCGCGCCGTCGTGCTTCACGCAGCGGCCCCTTCGGCGGGCGTGCCGTGGGGCAGGAACAGCTCGTGCCCGCCGGCGGGGCACAGCCGCTCGCGCGCGGGCACGAAGCCTAGCCGCAGCCAGTGGCGCGCGCACTTGTCGCGCCGGGTGCACCAGCCGCCCATGCAGGGCGGCAGCGCGTGCAGGCCGGGCGAAGCCGCCCAGGCCACCACCGTGGGCGGGGTGGTGGCCTGGGGGGCCGCGGCGGCGGCAGGGGCGGCGGCGGGATGCACGCTCAGCACTCCCGCCAGCCTTCGCGCAGGGCGTAGGTGTAGAGGGTGCGCCGCTCGGCGGCGCAGAGCACCACCCGAAACCGCGCCCGCGCGTCCACCAGCGCCAGCGACTCCACGCCGTGGCGCACGAAGTGCAGCTCGGCTTCGCTGGCGGCGTCGAAGCGCAGCACCAGCGCCCAGGCGTTGGCGGCGCCGCGGCTCACCTCGAGCTCGCACGCGCCGGGCGTGGCGGGCTGCTCGCGTGGCACGAGGATGGGCCCCGCCGGCGCGGGTGCGCCCACGGGCGCGGTGGCGAGCGCGGCGCCCATCACGCGGCCGCCTGGCGGGTGCACCGGCCGTCGGCGGGGGGCGGGCCGGCCACGCGCCACACGCGCACCTGGCCGCCGGGGAGCGTGCGCTTGGTGAGCAGCGTGCCCAGGCGCTTGCCGGCGCGCATCAGGGTGCGGGCGTGGGCGGCGGGCAGCACCACGCTCATGCCGGGCTCGAGGCGGCGCACCACGTCGTCGAAGGCCGAGGTGCCGGCTGCCGGGTGCAGCGGCGGCACCGGCACGCCACGCTCGAACACGAGCGCGGCCATGTCCAGCCGGCGGCGCGGCGGGCGCGGCGGCTTGGCCAGGCGGCCGGCGTCGAAGGCGCTCACGGGCACGCCGGTGGGGCGCTGCATGCCGGCTTCGGCGGCCGTGGTGTGCCGCTGGCGCGGGTGGGCGGCGGGGCCGGTGTCGGGCAGCTCGGCCGCGTCGTCCGCGGCGCGGCGGCGGGCCTCGGCGGCCACCTCGGCGGCGGAGCGGGGGCCCGCGAGGCGCGCGACGCGGCTCACGCCGGCACCTCGGCCGCCACCTCGAACGGGGTGACGAAGAAGTCCTCCACGCCGGTGTTGATGCCGATGCCGGGCACGCCGCGCACGGCCTCGGGCTCGGCGAGGATGGCCTCCTTGTTGACCGCTTGCCGCGCGCGGATGAAGCGCGTGAGGCCCATGCGCGCCAGCGCCTCGAGCACGGCCTCCTCGCCGCGCACGGTGACGCTGGGCGGGCGCTGGCGCCAGCCCACCTCGCCGGTGACAAGGTTCGCCGTCTTGCCCAGGCGGTCGCCTTCGCCGCAGAGCTGCACGCGGTGCGCCTCGCACCAGGTGTGGATGCCGCCGGCGAGCTGCTGGATGCGCTGCGCGAGGTCGTCCAGCACGGGCTGCTGCTCAGCGGTGATGGCGGCGATGCGGTCGTTCATGTCCGCCACGCGGCGGGCGTGCTCGCGCTGCAAGTCGCCGAGGGTGCGGATGCTGGCGGCGCAGGCCTCCTTGCTCTGCGGCACGGCGGGCGGCAGCGCGGGGGCCTTGATTCGGGTGGGGGTGGGCATGGGGCGTCTCGGCGGGGTGGGGTGGATGGGGGGTTCAGCCCTGCGGCGGGCCGTCGGTGAACAGCGGCGGCTGCCGCGGGGCCGGCGCGCGCAGCGCGGCGCCGGGGGTGAAGGTGGCGCCGGCCGCGCCCGGCAGGGCCGAGTGCGCGCCGCCGGGCGGCGGGGGCTCGGCGCTGTCGAGCACGCGCTCGATCTGCCGGTAGGTGAGCGGCCAGCCCGCGCGCGTGAGCTCGAGGCCCAGCTCGTACACGGCGCTCCTCTTGCTGAAGCCGGGCGCGCCGTCCGGCGCGGGGGCGGTGAGCGCGTCGAAGGCGCGGCGCAGCCACTCGTTCCTCTTCGCGATGCGCAGCGCGCTGCACGTGGGGATGTCCAGCAGCTCGCCCGGGTGCGCGGCCACGAGCAGCAGCGTGTCGGCGGTGCCGAGCACGCTCTCCAGCAGCGCGAAGCGGCGCGCGCCGCTGCGGTTGGCTGCCGCGTGCCGCGGCACCACGAGCTGAACCCCCGGCAGCGCGCGCACGAGGGCCACGGCGGCGGGCACGTTCACGCTGCGCGCCAGCTCGTGCGCGCTGGGCGGCACGAGGTGTCCGCGCGTGACGAGGTCCTGCGCCGTGAGGCCGAACTCCGGCCGCGGCAGCGGCTCGGGCGCGGCGTGCATCAGGGCGGTGCTGGCGGGCTGCCTGGGGCGGCGTGCAGGGCGGTGGGCGGCCGGGGGTGCGCTCAGGCGAAGGTCCACACGCCGGCGCGGCGCGCCTTGGTGCGGCAGGTGCGCGCCAGCGCGCCCACGAGGCGGTGCAGGTCCTGCGGGGCGCAGAAGTCCACCCGCTCCGCCCAGGCGTTGCGCTTGCAGATGGCGTCGGCGTAGGCGAGCGAGTGCGCCTCGCCGGTGAGGCGCGAGAGCTCCGACAGCAGCCCGTGCACCTTGGAGAGCAGCGCCTGCCGCTCCTCGGCCGGCACGGCGGTGCGCGGGCGGCCCGCGCCGCGCGTGGGGTGCTTGGCGCCCTGGGCGCGCATGTAGTCCAGCACGCGGCCCTGCTCGGCCAGCGTCAGCGTGGTGGCGCTGCGCTTGCCGGGGCGGATCACGTCGCCCTCGCGGGTGCGCAGGGTGGTCTGCGCCTCGAGCAGGTCGCGGTAGGCGCCGTCGTCCAGGCCCAGGGTGCGCTGCGCGGCCTTGATGGCCATCACGCCGCGCTTGCGCCGGGCCTCCAGCGCCACGGCGGCGTCGGCGGCGCGGCTGGGGCGCGGGGTGGCCGTGGGGGCGGCGCCGCCGCGTGCCTGCCGGGGGCCGGCCGCGTTCATTGCAGGGCTCCATGCACGCGCTCGGCCGCCGGAGGAACGGCGCGCGCTTCGTCCAGGCCCTCGAGTCCCTCCCAGGGGCCGTGCTGGCGGTGGCAGGCCATGAGGCCGCGCTCGGCGCGGTCCGCGCGCAGGCTCGCCTCGTGCATCTCGTCGATGAGGGAGCGCACCTCGGCGCGGTGCGCGCTTTCGGCGGTGAACTGCACCGCCAGCACCCCGCACGCGAAGGCCACCACCAGCGGCAGGCCCAGCCGCTCGAGCCACTCGAGGCCGGCGTCCAGCAGGGGCATGGCCTCGTCTTCCGGGTGGGGGCCCGGCTGGGTGCGGGGCGGCTCAGGGGCGCGGCTCACGGCGCGCGCTCCTCGGCGGTGGTGGCGGCGGGCTGCGCCGCCATGAAGGAGGGCGCCACGCGCCGGCCGCGGGCCAGCCAATCGATCGTCACGCCGGTGGCGTCCGCCACGGCCACCAGCTCGTCCATGCCGGGCAGCCGCTGGCGCGTGAGCAGGTCCCACAGGTCCGCCTCGGCCACGGCGCACTGGCGCGCCAGGTCGGCCACGCCGCGCGCCGCCAGCAGCGCCTGCAGGCGCCGCGCGAAGCCCGCGCCCATGTCGGTGGAGAGGCCGAACAGGCCGTCGGCCGGGGGCGCGGCGGCGGCGGCGGGAGCCGGGGCCTGCGCGGCCGCCGCCGGCGCGGTGAGCAGCAGCAGCCGCTGCACCACCTGCAGCAGCAGGTCGCAGGTGGCGGCGGGCACGGTGTCCGCCTCGGGCGCGGTGGCTTCGAGCGTGGCCTCGGCGGCGGGCTCGCGGCCGGTGGCGAGCCAGTCCACACTGACGCCGTTGGCCGAGGCCATCCGGACCGCGCGCTGCGTGCTCGGGTCGGAGCCGGCCAAGTACTTCCGCATCGTGGACTTGCCGATGCCGCAGCGGCGAGCGAACGCCGCATGGGTTTCGTTGCCCATCAACCAGCGCAGGCGACCCGCGAGCCCCATGTTCGGCTCGTCGCCGGCCTCAGCCTCGTCGGCTTCGTCGGCCTCGTCCGCCGCGTCGTTGTCGATCAGGTGGAGGCTCTTCGTCACGTCGTTCACTTCGCTGCTCCTTGCGGTGTGGGCGCGCCGCCGGCCGCTTCGGCCTCGGCGCGCAGGGGGTTGTTCGGGCAGGCCCGGCAGGCGCGCCAGTGCGGCACGTCGAAGGGGCCGATCTGCGCGTAGCGCCGCTCGGCGTAGGCGCGGCAGTCCGCGGGTGGCAGGCTCGTGCCCAGGTGCGGGCAGTCCACCCGCTGCAGCACCGCCACCACGCGGCGGATGAACTTCGGGCTCGCCTGCGGGATGTGGCCCGTGGTGATGCGGCTCACGTAGGGCCGGCTCACGCCCAGGCGCTCCGCCACGCCCTTGCGGCCTCGCGGGTCGGCCTCGATCGCCTCGTCCAGCGCCCGCCGCCACGAGGGCGCGGGGATGAAGGCGTCCGCCAGCGCCGCCGCTTCGTCCTGCTGCGGCGCGGCGGCGGCGGCCTCCGCTGCCACGGGCGTGAGGTCGCGCGGGGCCGGCGTGGGGTGCGCGTTCATGCCGCCACCCCCGCGGTGCCGCTGGCTTCGTCGGTGCCCGGTGCCGCCCCGGGCTCGGGCCGCAGCAGCACGCCGGCGTTCGCGTCCCAGAGCGCGCGCTCGGCCTCGCGCCACACTGGCGCGGCGCGGCCCAGGTCGCGCGCCAGGGTCCACACGACGTGCCCGTTGCTCTTGGGCGCGCGGCCCGGCGCGCGCCGCTCCAGCCGCCGCAGCACCCCCACGCGCTCGAGCCGGCCGATGTAGCGCAGCAGGTTGCTCGGCGCGTCGCGCTCCGTGCCGCGCACCAGCGTGTAGAGCAGGTCGTCGAGGGTAAAGCGCCGCACCTCGCGCATCAGCCACCACGCCCGTTCGCACAGGCCGCTGCTGCGCAGCGCCGGCGGCCGGCCGCGCCCGCGGCGGCGGGCGGGGGCTTTCATGCAGGCCGGCGCGGGGGCCGGCGCGGTGGAGGTGCCCTTCACTGGCGCACGCCCTTCGCGCGGCCGGTGCCGGCGTTCAGGTCCTCGCACAGCACGTAGCCCTTCAGGTCCGCCGCGCCCACGCGCTGCTTGCCCGCGGCCAGCGCCACGCGCTCGGCCACGTCGATGGCGTCGATCACCAGGCGCATCCGCGCGCCGCTCTCCCGGTGGATGCGCGCCGCCAGGTCGGGCTCGATCTCCACCTCCGCCAGCTGCTGGCACGCGGCCTGCACGTCCTCCAACGTGCTGGGCGCGAAGCGGCACATCGCCGCCCGGCTGGTGAGCTGCTCGAACTGCCGCAGCCGCGCCATGTCGCGCTCCATCACCACGTACACGAGCACCGTGCCGCTCTTGTCCGTGATGCGGCGCAGCCGCTCCAGGCACGCGGCGTTGTCCGCCAGGGCGAAGCCGGCCTCATCGACGACGATCGGGATCTCCTCCTCGCCGATGCGCTCCTCGAGCGCCTCCTCCCAGGCGCCGCGGGTGGGCAGCGAGAGCTTCGCGGCCATCTCGGCCAGCATCCGGCGCGGCGTCCAGCACGGGTAGCCCGTCACCATCACCGCGCCGCAGTCGCTGGCCCAGTGGTGCAGCGTGCGGGTCTTGCCCTCCGCCGCGCGGCCATGCACCACGAGGTGCGAGCTCTCGGCCGCACCCCGCTGCGCCTTGCTCTCCAGCGCCGCGCGGAAGCGCGCCGCGTTCGCCGTCTGCACGAATTCCTTCCTCATACACTTCGCTCCGTGTTGGGGCCTGCTCGCGCAGGCTTGATTGCCCGGTCAACACACGGCCGCCGGCGGGTCGTGAGCCCGCTGGCGGCCACCTCGCCGCTCAGCCCGGCGCCATCGCGGCCGGCTCCTCGACGGGGGCGCTTGCCTCGCCGCCCCCGCTTGCTTCGGTGCCCATCGAGTCGTGGTTCGCCGCGGTGGAAGCGGCCTCGGCCGCCGCCGCGCGCGCGGCCGCCACCTGGCGCTCCAGCGCGCGCAGCCGCTCCATGCTTTCCAGGTAGGTGAGGCGCCGCTCGGCCCCGCCTTCGGCCGCCGCGGGCCGCGCCACCGCCGGCGCCAGCCGCTGCGGCGGCCCTGCCGGTGCGGCGCGCTCCACCAGCGGCGCGCGGCGCAGCGGCTCCGCCACCGGCGCACGCGCCGGGCTCGGCACCACCATCGGCGCCACGAGGGCGTGGCCGGCGTCCATCTCGATCGCCGCCGGCGCGATGCGCGCCTCGATCTGCTCGATCTGCCGCTCCCGCAGGCGTACCTGCGCCTCGGCGCGCTTGCGCTGCGTGTGCTCGGCCATGCTCTCGCTGCGCGGGCCCACGGCTTCCACGAACAGCGCGGTCGCGATCACCCGGCCCTGCACGTCCTTCACCACCACCGTGGCCGGGCGCTCGCGGTCCACCACCACCAGCACCTCTTCGCCCTCGTGGTGCGCCAGCTCGGGCGCGAGGTAGCGCATGCCGCCGTAGGGCGTGACGGTGCCGCGCACCACCTTCTTGCGCAGGTGCGGGCGGAACTCCTCCTCCAGCACCGCCTCGCTCAGCAGCACCGGCCGCCAGCCGGCCGCCGCCGCTGCCGCCAGGCTCTGCTGCGGGCTCATGTGCACCAGGCGCCCGGTGGCCTCGCAGCGCGCCTTGGGCAGCGCGCGGTGCGGGTGGGCGTTCCACTTCGCCACGCAGGCGTTCAGCCAGTCCAGCGCCTGGGCGTGGGTGTCTAAGACGAGGCCCTTGCCCATGCGCATGGCCCGCTGGCGCAGCCGCGCACGCTCTTCGGGCCGGTCGGCCGCGCGCACCATCGCGTTCGTGATCTTGCGCACCCGCACGAAGGTGCCGCTGTCCATCCGCTGCGGGTGCTGGTAGGTGGCCAGCGCCCGGCTCTCGCGGTCCAGGAAGGTGTTGAAGTTCTCCGCGATGCCGTTGGCGTTGCTGTTCCCCACCGCCACCGGGTGCACGAGCGTGATGCCCAGGCGGTCCGCCAGGCCGGTGTGCTCTTCCTGCACGGCGGCGTTCTTGGCGCTGCGGGTGTGGTCCGTCTGCCAGATCGCCATCACGCCGCCCACGGCGATGCACCGGCGCAGGCCCTCGAGCACCACGTCCGGGTTCTCCGTCAGCCCCACCGCCACCGGCGTGACGTAGCGCGTGGCCACGTCGTGGTAGTGCCACACCTCGTAGGTGACGAACTCGCCCGTGGTGGGGTGCGGGGCCGTGAAGTGCGTCGTCCAGCCGTCGGCGTGCACCTCCGTGAACGGCTCCATGCCGGCATAGGTGCGGTGGCGGTAGAAGGTGCGCGCCCGCAGCGCGCTGCCCGTGTGCCGGCCGCGGATCACGTCCAGCCGGCTGCGCTTGGCGTAGGCGCGCACCGCCGCGTCGTAGCTGGGCGGCGGGCCGCCGGGGGTGTCGGCCCAATCCGGGTTCCAGGTGGCGAGCAGCTGCTCGTGCGCCTGGCGCAGGGTGGGTTTCTGGGGGCGGTCGGCGTAGGCGAAGAAGTGCCGGTACCAGCCGCGCACCCGCAGGTCGAGCTCCCGCTTGGGCGCCGGCGCCAGGGCCTGCCACTTGGCGTGCCGCGTGGCCCAGCGCTGGATGCTGCGCGAGCTGGGCAGGGCGCCCTGCCCGGCGGCGCGGCGCTCTTCGGGCCGGCCGCCCCGGTCGTCCGCCGCGCGCTCGAGCTGGCGGCACTGCGCCGGTGACAGCTCGCCCCGGCGCGCCCGCTCGAGCAGCACGCGCGCGGCGGCGGCGGTGCGGCAGCCCAGGCTGCGCTCGATCTCCCGCACGGCGCGCAGCACGTACAGCCGGGCGAACTCCCGCTCGCGCTGCTCGGCCGTGGGCGGGCGCGGCGGCTGGGGTTCGAGGGCGGTTACTTCGGCCGGCGCCGGGGGCGTGGCGGCGGGGGTGGTAACGCGTGCCTCCGCCGGCGTGGCGGCCGGGCCCTGGGCCTGGGCTTTCACCTCCTCGAGGCGGCGCTGCATGGCGGCCTGTTCGAGGGCGGCGAGGTGGAGTTGGGTCTGGGCGGGGAGGGACTGGCGGGAGTAGAGGTAGCCCTTGCCGCGCAATGTCTTGCGCTTGACCGCCCCCACACGCTCAAGAACACAACGTACCCGGAACGGGGTGGTCGGCATTCCCGGAACGCCAGCCAGCTCCCGAGCGCCAAACCACTCGCGAAAGGCGAGGTCAGCCGGCATGGTGCCGTCCTTCGCTGAGCGTGGCGCGCAGGTCGCGCATCAGCGCCCTGGCGATGCCACCGTGCGGCTTCTTGTCGGCGCGATTGCCCCATGTCACGACGCAGTAGCGGGCCATCTGGGCGCGGTAGCCGTGCGCCTGCGCCCAGGCCTCAAGCGAGGGCCACCCGAGCAGCGCCAGCCGGCCTCGAACCGTCACTGGCGTCCCGAGCGGCTCAAAGTCCCCTGCGCTAGGGGGGAGCCGTGGCTCTTTGCTCGCGATACGCTGTTGCATCAATCGACTCTACCGCAACAAGTTGCGCGATGCAATTGCGAAATGGCAGCGCTCTTCTGACCATCGTCATGTCCACTTCGCCACGCCCAGAACAGCCCGCCGAGGGCTTTCGAGAGCGGCTCACCACCCTGATCGAGCGCCAGGGCGCGCTGGCTGCCTTCGCGCGCAAGTGCGGGATCGCCGAGGCCAACCTGCGTGCGTACCTCAGCCGTGGCGTGAAGCCCGGCCTTGATCACTTGGTCGCGATAGCCGACGCTGGAGGCGTCACGCTGGACTGGCTCGCGAGCGGGCGTGAACCGATGCTGGCGCCGCAGCCTCTCTCGGTAGCCCTCGACGTCGATCGCCTCGAGCAGGCCCTCCACGCCGTCGAAGAGGGCTTGCGGAATGCTGGCCGCGCGCTCGCGCCGCCACAGTTCGCGGAGCTCGTCACCGAGGTCTATGACCTCCTGCGCGACCCCGAAACGGACGTGGCAGTGCTCGCGAAGGTCGTGCGCATCGCCGCGAAAGCGGCGCCACTTCAAAAATCCTGAACGACGCAACGGACGCACCTGCGCGGGTGCGCCGGCCGAAAAATTCCACGCGGACAACCACTTGCACGAAAAGCACGCGGGCGTGCGCGAGCTTTTCGCGAGGTGCTTTTCGCGTGCGATTCGAGAACGCCCCTCCGAGTGCCTCTTGAGGCCGGGCGGCCAGGCCGCCCGGGCCCGGTTTCACCTATGAAGCGGGCCCTCTGCGGGCGCTGATCACTCCCGCTCGATCCCCGCTCATTCCGCGCTCGTTCCGTGCCAGGTATCGCGCAAATCGGCTCGTTCTGAGCCCATTTCCGCTCACACCGCACTTGGCACGCTCCGGCCCACTTTCTTCCGCCGGATCAAGCACTTAG